GACAGCGCCTTCCCGGTCTGCCGGGAGAGCTCGGCGATCTCCTTCAGCGCCGCGTTCGCCTCCTTGATCTGCTCGGGGCCGCCGGCGAGCAGCGCCGAACCGAGGCCCGGCGACTCCGCGACCTCACCGAGGAGCGCCTTGCTCGCGCCCTGCTTCTTCAGCTCCTTGAGGACGTCGGCGAGTTGGGACGCTCCGCCGGTCGCCGCGAGGATCGCGGCGTTCAGGTCCCCGCCGAAGTCCTCCGTCAGTTGCCCGAGGTCGAACGCCGAGAACGCTCCCTGGATCGAGTCGGCGAATGCCGACGCCTTGCCCTTGACCTTCTCGAGCTCGGAGGAGACGCCGTCGACGGCCTTCTCGATGACCTTGCGCGCGATGTCGATGACCTGCTGCGCGCCCTTCGAGATGCCGTCCGAGAGGCCCTGCATCATGTCGAGGCCGAGGACGTGCATGACCTTCGACGGGGACTCGACCTTCGCCGCCGCCTTCGCCGCCGCGATCGCGTCCTGGACGGCCTTCGCCGCAGCGTTGCGGACCGCCGGCGCGCCCTCGACGATCCCCGTCACGGCGCCCTGCATCATCCCGAGGCCGGTGTCGTGCCCGCCCTTGCGCGCGATCGGCTTCGTCGTCGTCGCGAAGTCCTGCCAGTTCCGCTTGTTCAGCCGGGAGAGCGTGACCGCGTCCTCCGCGAGCTGCTCCTTCCCGGCCTTGCCGGCCTCGACGAACGCCCGCCGGTACTCCGGGGGAAGGGCCGCGAGCGCCCGCCGCTGCTCGGCGGTCAGCGACTTGTCGGTCAGGATCGCCTTCAGGTCCGAGCCGAACTGCCGCGCGATCTGGATCGAGAGCCGCAGCTGCTTGCGGAGCTCGTCCGGCGTGATGCCGAACGCCTCGTTCAGCGTCGCGAACGATCCGATCGCGACCCGCGTCGAGGAGACGACGGAGTCCTTGAACTCGCGCAGCGCCTTCCGCGCGGCCTCGCCGAGCTCCCGGACGTGACCGGCCGCCTCGTTCGCCGAGTAGCCGGCGTCCTCCGCCGCTCGAGCCTGGGACTGCAGACCCGAGACGTACTGCGTCGCAGCATTCGCGGACGCCTGCTTGATCGCGATCTCGAGCGCCTCGGCCTTCGCCTGCTGCTCGACGGCGAACTGGACCTTCGCCGCGGATTCGACGAGCGCGAAGTCGCCCGTCCGGACGAACTCGAGGGCCTCGGCGTAGGTCTTGTAGTCGATGATCCCCTGCTCGAGCGCCGGCCGGAGGACCCCGGAGATGCTCGCCGCGAGCTCCTCGACCGATTGATCGTTCGAGTACAGGACGTCGTTCAGCGCTCGCCCGACCGTGATCAGGGCGCCGATGCCGAGGGCGATCGGACCCATCGCCGCGCCGAGGCTCGTGAAGCCGGCCGCCGCGGCGACCCCCCCGGCCTTGAACGCGAGGAAGATGCCGAGGAGGACGTCGAGGTTCTCGAAGAGCGACGCCGCGAGCGGGACGAGGACCTTCATCGCGTTCGCGACGGCGGGCAGGGCGGACCGCCCGAGCTTCGTCGCCTCGACGACGAGGTCGTTGAGCGCCTTCTGCATCGCGAAGGCCTCGGACTCCGCCGTCGTCCGGAAGGCGTCGCCGAGGGCGCCGGAGGAGTTCTTGACCGCGTCGAAGATGCCGTCGACCTTCGACGCCTCCTGGACGGTCAGGCCGAGGACGCCGGTCAGCGAGCGGATGTTCGGGATGACCTGCCGGAGCACGTTGTTGTAGTCGGCCTGCGTATCCGTCTGGGTCTTCGCCGCCTCGTCGAGCAGGCGCAGCGCGCCGATGATCCCGTCCTCGGAGATCGCGTCGAGCAGCTGCTGGGAGGAGAGCCCGAGCGTGTCGAGGGCCTTCGCGGCCTGCGTCCCGGGGGCGGCGACCGCCTGCAGGACCCCGCGCATCGCGGTCACGCCCTCGTTCACGTCCAGGCCGATGTTCGAGAGCGCCGCCATCGACGCCGCGACCTGGTCAAAGGTCACGCCGACGGTCGAGGCGATTGGCAGGATGCGCCCGAGCGCGTTCGCGAACTCCTCCGGCTCGGCGCGGCCCTCGCGGACGGCGGCGACAAGGACGTCAGTCGCCGAGGCGGCGGTCAGGTTCGAGCCGGCGTAGGCGTTCAGCGCGGAGGCGACGATGTTCGCGACGTCGGCCGTCGTCCCCAGCCCGACCGCCGAGGCCTTCGCCGAGGCCTCGAGGGCCGGCATGACCTGGTCGGCCTTCAGCCCGGCGGAGGAGAGGAAGAACAGGGCGTCGGCGAGCTCGGTCGGGGCCTGCGCCGTCTCCCCGGACAGCGCGAGCACCTCCTCCTTCATCGAGCCGATCGCGGAGGCCGACGTGTTCGAGATGGCGGCGATCCGCGTAAAGCTCTTGTCGAAGTCGAGCGCCGCCTTGACCGAGAGCCCGCCGATGATCCCGATGCCCGCGAGCCCGGCCGTCCCGATCGCCGACAGGCTGGTCGCCATCGACTTCGAGCTCGCGACCGTCTGCGCCTGCGCGGCCCGCATCTCGGCCGTGTACTTCGCCGTGTCGAGCTCGAGCTGAACGATCGCCTTCCCGATCGTCGCGCCGAGGCCGCCGCCGAGGAAGCCGAGACCGTCAGCCATCGGCTCTCGTCGCGAGGCGGAGCACCTCGGGTTCGGGCTCGGGCTCGGACTCCGAGGCGAGCGTCCTCGTCAGGGCGGCGCGGAGGTTGAAGGCCATCAGGTCGTCCTCCTCCTCGAGGAACGCCGCGGGGTCGGTCCCCCAGAGCCGATGCAGGCTCGCGTAGTACCGCCCGGTCTCGGACGCGGCGAAGGCGGCGAGCGCTCTCACGTCGAGAGGCTCGCCGCCGGGAAAGGGACGTCACGCATCGCATAGCCGGCGAGGACGTCGAAGTCCTCCTGGGAGAGCTCCGCGACGACCTCGGCCGACATCTCGATCTCGGGACCCTCGAGCTCAGCGACCGAGGGGGCGAGACGCTTGAGCGAGAGCCGAACGATCTCGCGGCGGAGCGTGACCCCCGCGACCATGACCTCGGGGGACGGGTCGGCACCCTCGAGCGCCTTCTCGATCGCGGCCGCGTCGCCGTTCCCGTTCGCCGACGCCTTCGCGGCCTCTGCGATCGCGTCCATCTCCCGAAGGACCGGGAGCGGGATCAGGCCGGTCGTGACGGCGTCTCGAATCCGGACGAGCCCGATCGTCGCGCCGAGTCCCGAGGGGAGCTCGATGTCGGCGCGGTTCCTCGATCGGACGAGCTCGAGTGGGTCCATGCTGCCTCCTTCCCGCCGGGGCTCCGGGGAGGGAGCCGGGTCGGCGTCTCGGGGCGCGGGGAGCGCCCGGGGCGCAGGGATGCGCCCGTCCTACGCGATCCTACGCGACTTCCAGCCGTCTCCCGGGGTGAAGAGCCGGGGAGATCAGTACGCCGGGGTCACGCCGTTGACGAGCACCGGCTTGACGTGGTCGCCCGCCGCCGGCTTGAGGATCGAGCCCTCGATCGACAGGATCAGCGGGTTGCCGCCCGGGTCCGGGTCCGGCGGGGTCACGCGGAGCCAGACCTTGTCCATCGTCAGCGCGAAGGACCAGGTGCCGGTGATCGTGTGGACGAAGTTGAAGATGACTTTGCCGGTCTGGAAGGTCGAGACCGGGACCGTGCCGGAGATCGTGCCGAAGAACGTGTTCTTGTACGCCTCCCAGTTCTCCCAGTAGAGCGACATGGTCATCGACGGCGTGAGGCGGGTCATCCCGAGGTTCGCGACCGACGCGCCGTTGACCGTCGCGAGCGGGTTGATCGGCTGGTCGACGTTGACCGAGAGCTGCTGGATGTTCGTGTGCGTCACGGCGGTCGAGGTGTCCTCGTCGAACTGCAGGGTCGCGCCGACGGCCTGGAAGTACCCGTCGGCCAGGCTCGCCGGGGTCGTGACCGTGTAGGTCACGTCCGTCGGGCGCTTGCCGACCGCGCGGAAGCCGACCTGCAGCGGGCCACCGGCCTCGGTGCAGGTGAAGGTCATCCCGGCGCACTTCCCGGCCTCGTACGTCGCCTTCTTCGTCGCGTTCGTGAAGTCGTCGTACATCGCGATCCAGGGGCCGGTCGTGCCGAGGCCCGAGAACGTGTGCGTGAACGGCCCGGCGCCGGTCATCGTGTCCGTCGGCCAGAGCGCCTGCAACAGCCGGCCGAGGGGCGCGGCGAAGGCCGGGACCGTGATGTCGGCCTCCCAGTGCTCGTCCGGGTTCTTGTACTCGTCCCCGACGATCGAGGCCGCGTCCGTGACCTCGACCCGGGACGTCGTCTGCACCGGCCTCGGACGGCCGGAGAAGACCGGCATCGAGAACGCGGCGACGGAGGGGATCGTCGTCTCGTCGACCTGCTTCGCGATCCCGACCTCGTACGCCCCCGCAGAGGGTGCGATCGGCATCTCCTACTCCTTCCCGCTCGAGGGCTTCGATTCCTTGACCCGCTCGACCACGCCGGCGCCGACCGCCGACTCGAGCGCCGCGATCACGTCCTGCTGGTCGTCGGGGACCGTCAGCGTCCCGTCCTTCCCGAAGCTGATGGCCTCGGGCCAGACGTTCCCGTCCTGGTCGACCCCGTTGAGCTCGACCGGGAGGTCCTCGACGTTCACCTTGTACTTCGCCATCTCTCCTCCTCCTACGTCGCCTGCTTGACCCTCGTCGCCCGTACGCCGAGGGCGAACCACCGGACGCTGCTCGAGCGCTCGGGGAAGGCCATCCCGAGGTATCGGACCTGCGTCGTCCCGCCGAGCATCAGGTTCGCGATGACGTAGAAGCGTTCGCGCGTCGCCGACGCGAGCTCGAACAGGGCGAACGCCGCGTCCTCGTCCGAGAGCGCCCGCGTCGGCTCGTCGCCGGCGGACTCCCAGTAGACGACCCGGTAAGTCTCCGTCAGCAGATCGCCGCCGGGCGCCGTCGTGAATGGTGTCGCCTCCTGCGCGATGTCCGCGACGGGGAAGACCGACAGGTGCCTCTCCCCGGCCTCGGCCTGCAGGTCGCCCGGGTCGTACGGCGCGTAGCGGTGGACGATCAGCGCCGGGTCCGCGAGGCCGGAGACGAAGGACGTCAGGTCGGCGACGACCGCGTCGACGAAGGTCGTCCAGTCAGATGCCACGGAACGCCCTCGAGGCCGCCCGGCGGTAGAGCGCGACCCAGAAGGGCAGCGTCGGGCGGAGGAACGGCTTCGCCGGCGTCCCCGGGTGCTTGATAGGCCCGGTGACGAACCGCCCGTTCGCGAGGCGGAGCACCTTCCCCCTCTCCCCGATCGCGTGCGGGCCGGAGCCGCGCTCGATGATCGGCGCGAGCGGATGCGTCGCCGCGACGACGTCGCCCGCGACCCGGATCGAGGACGCGACCCGCTTCGAGGTGCAGCGCGCTCGAGCGAGCCCGGCCCATTCGACTCGGGCCGGCGGCGCGGCGAGGATCAGCCGCGCGGTGAGCGGCTCGGGCCGCCAGATCACGATCGCGTTCACGCCGTCACCGGCATCCGCCGCCCATACGCCGCGGCGATCCGGGCCATCTCCCGGCTCTCCCCGAGGACGACGGACCCGTCGGACGTGACCCGCTGGGAGACGGTCGAGAGCGGGTCGGCGGTCCCCTTGACCATGTCGTACACGCGGAGCGCGACGAGGCGCCGGATGTCGTTCGGCGGCGACTGCCAGCCGAACTTCCCGACGAGCTGCACGCCGTCATCCGCCCAGGTCGTCGAAGAGAGCGAGTCGAGCCAGTCCCGCTTCCGGTTCCCGTCGAGCATCGCGGTCCCCGCCGCGTTCAGCGACGAGTGCAGCCGGTAGGAGGTCGCCGCGACCGCGGTGATCACCCCGGAGATGCTCCGGGTTCCGACGGAGGTCAGCGACCGGACCCGCCGCGGTATCCAGAGTCGGGAGCCGATCGTCCCGTCGATGACGATCGTCTCGTCGACGTCCGGGTTCGGCGGGTCGAAGTCGTCGTCGAGTTCGAGCTCGATCAGGCCGGCGACCTGCGCGATGACGAGGTCGAGCTCGCCGTCCGGGGCCTCCCCGTCGGACAGGACCAGCCCCTTCGTCCAGGGCTTGCGCGTCTCCTGCCGGAAGTCGTCCGCGGCGACGTAGGCCATCAGCCGTTGGTCAACTGCAGGAAGGTCGCGGTACCGGAGACGACGGTGCTGCCGACGCCCGGAGGGGTCGGAGCTCCCGCCGCCGGCGTACCGGCGACCGTGACTCGGTAGACGATCCTCGAGGCGGGGACGTCGATGTAGTCGCCCAGGTTCACCGGCACGGCGCCGGGGAAGTCGATCGCGATCAGCGGTCGACCGAGGCTATCGAGCGTCGCGGTCGTCAGGCGGCCGAGGTAGTCGGTCGCCGTCGTCCCCGGGTTGAGGATGCGCCGGAGCATGTGATCGCGTCGGAAGATCGTGGTCGCCATCAGCCCTCCCTCAGGGTCGCGATGAGGTCATCCTTCGTGCCGGACGTCGGGAGGCCCTTCTCGGCGGCGAGCGCCTTGAGCTGCGCGACGGTCCGGTCCTCGTACTTCCCGGTGCCGGTGTCGACCTCCTCGACCTCGGCTTCCGCTTCCGCTTCCTCGTCGTCTTCGGGGAGGTCGTCCAGGCGCTCCCGCACCTTCTCGGCGTGATCGTCCATGCCGGCCTTCTCGAACCGATCGAGGTCGCGCTCGAGCTGCAGCCGAAGGCGGTCGGTCTCCTCGGACATGCCTTTCTCCTTTCTCGAGGGGGACAGGGGAGGAGCCGGAGCCCCTCCCCTGCGCAAGTTGTCCCCCGGACCTTACGTCGCGGTCAGCTCGATGATGCCGTTGTCGACGAGGCGCAGCGGCGTGAAGTAGCCCGCGTACGCGACCTGGACGCCGAGCACCGACGGCTCCGTGACCTGAAGCGTGCCGACCCGCTGCTCGTAGACCTCGACCGCGGCCGTCGAGAGCAGGAAGGCCTTGTTCGTCCCGAGCCCGGCGCTCATGTAGGTCGGGATGCCGGCGACGGCGCCGATCAGCCCCTGCGAGAAGTCGCCCGCCGACAGACCGTCTCCGGTCTGGGCGACACTCACGATGGGGGCGAAGAGCGGGCCGAACACCGGCAGCCGTCCCGGCGAGAGAGCCAGGATGACCCGACCGAGCCCCGCCGTCGCGGTGTAGATCGTCGACGCCGCGGTCCACAGCGCCGTCCGGATCGTCGCCGCGGTCGGGGAGACACCGTAGCCGACGTTCGTGGACGTGGAGGCGTCGAGCGAGGTTCCGAGCGCCGCCTCCGTCTGGATCGCGTACCGGGCCGCGAGGTCGTTGATGATCGTGTCCATGACGCCCGGCGAGGAGAAGTCGATGTTCTGCCTCGAGACGTTGACGTACCCGCCGTAGGTGACCGCGTTGGCGGTCAGGCGGGTGATCGTCATCTTCTGCGAGACGAGCTCGGCCTTCTCATCCGCCGCCGCTCCGGCCGACCCCTGCACCGCGACCGACGTCCCCTGCGTCACCAGAGGTCGGAACCACGTCGCCGACGGCATCGGCCGAGGTCCGAGAATCTGGACCAGCGGCCGGGCCGCGTCGATGAAGTTGATCACGCCGTCGAGGATCGGGTTCGGGATCACGCCGAGGTTGTCCGACGTCTTCTGGTGCGCCGCGGCTCGGTGGAATATCTCGAGCCGCTCGGACGCCGGACGGTCGCCGAGGGAGGCGTTGTACTGGTCGAGGACGTACTCGCCGGCCGAGCGGTACTCGATCGCCCCCTTGTCGACCTCATGGCGCATCTTCGCCATCTGCGCCTGGACGTCGGCGGCCTTCTGCCGGGCCTCCGCCGATCGCACCGAGGCGGCGCGGAGCGAGTCGAGCTGCTCCTCGACGACCTCGATCCGCTTGCGGGACTCCGTGACCAGCTCCTGTTCGGAGGCGGTCAGGTCCCGCTCGGTGTCCTGCGCGTTCGCGACCGTGCCCTGGATGAACGAATCGCGCTCGGCGATCTCTCGCTCGAGGCGGTTGATCATGGCATCGGTCTTGCTGTTCTCTTCCACCAGCGGTTCCCCCCTTTCGGAGGTTCGGGCGCTCGCGCGCCTGCGGATAGGTCTCGGCCCTCTCGGCCAGCGAGCACCCGCTGCGACCCGCCTCATCCTCGAGGCGACCTCCTCTGGGAGGGGTCGGTAGTGCTTACTTCCTGCGCGACTCCATCCACGCGACGATCTCGTCGAGTCGAGGAGTGTCGAGCCTGGGGAGCTCCGACGCCAGAGCCCGCTCGCGCCGGACGTCGATGACCTGCGCGCCGTCGTACGCCCCGTTGTCGGGGAACGCGAGGTGGTCGACGAACGCCTTGCGGATGCGCCGGCGCTGCTCGGTCCGGTCCAGGACCTGGTCGGAGCCGCGGACGCCGAAGCCGATCGAGACGCCGAGGACGCCCTCGTCGGCGAGGGACAGGGTCTCGTCCCCGAGCTGGGTCTTTGCGATCCGGACCACGCCCACCAGGCCCTCGGTCCGCTCCGGGGAGAACGAGGTCACGCGACCGACGAGCCCGCTCGTCGAGGTCCCCGGCAGGTGCGCGCCGGCGGCGTGATCGCGGAAGGCCTTGACGCGGTTCGGCCGCTTCTCGATCCCGTCGAAGGCGCCGCGCTCGAAGGACTCCCGCCATATCTCCCCGCGGTACTCGACGACCGCCTCCTGCTCGTACGGAACCGCCAGGACCTCGATCGTCCGCTGGGGGAAGTCGACGCCCTCGACGGTCGCCGCCCGGGACTCGACGGGGGCCTTCGGCTCGACCGCGCGGTTCTCGCTCGCGTACAGCGCCGCCAGCTGCGCCTTCGCCTTCTCCTCGGTCGGATGGCAGCCAGCGCTCTTCCCGTCGGCGTCCTTGATCACGCAGAACTCGTCGTCGCGCTTCTCGATGTGCCAGGGCACTACCGCTCACCTCCGGTGATCGCGTCCATCGGCTCGGTCTCGGTCTCGGGCAGGCCCGGCGCCGCGCCCTGGAAGTTCTCGTAGATCGCGACGGCCTCCGGGGCGATCACGCCCGACTGGATGAACTTCGACCAGGCGTCCGCGCGCTGGTCGAACGCCGGCCGGGTGTACTCGTCGCGGTTGATCTCGACCCGCTGCCCGAGCGGGAGCGCCCAGAACGAGAGGGCGCTCATGACCTTGACCGCGAGCGACCGAAGCTTCTGCCGGTCGTGGAAGTCGAACAGCGTCGAGACGTTCGAGTACGTCATCGAGTCCCCGCCGGAGGGGAGCCCGACGAGGAACGGCGGGACGCCGAGCAGGACGGCGATCCGCGACTCGTTGAACTGCTCGAGCTCGAGCATCGCCATCTCCTTCGGGGAGACGGCGGGATGGTCCTTCAGCTTCGCCCCAGAGTCGAACACCGGAGGCGCCGCGGCGTTCTGCACCCGGGCCGTCATGTAGGCGTCCATCAGCGCCTGGGCTTCGTCCTTCGTCAGGGAGACGTCCGCCTCGATCGTCCGGGTCGGGACCCCGCCTGTCGAGGCCATCTCCCGGACGTACTTCGCGATCAGCCCGGCGGTGAGCATCCGGCCGCCGGCGACCTCGAGGGGGCCGACGCCGTGCGCCCCGTCGGTCGTCGACTTGTACCGGATATGCAGGACGTCGGCGGTGACGTCGATCCCGTCGGGACCGCCGAGGCGGTAGGTCCGGACCCCGCCCTTGAACTCGACGTGGAAGGCCCACGGCGGGATCACTCGGAACTTCATCGGGTAGCCGTCGGAGAAGCGGTTCATCGCGACGACGAACGCCTCCCCGAGCTGCACGTCCCAGAAGAGCTGGTTCGCGAACTCCTCCCAGGACGAGTAGATCGTCGGGTCGGGGTTGATCATCCAGGAGCTCGGCGACATGACCTTGCCGCCCCTGCTGCGGAAGACCGGCAGCGTCGACAGGACCGAGGCGTTCTTGTCCAGGCACGTCCAGGCGACGTCGATCAGCTCGTTGAACCTCGACGCGCCGTCCCAGTTCGGCGTCGACCATCCGGCGGGCCAGCCGGCCCACGGCGACGGGTAGAACGCCGGCAGGGATCGCGCCTCGAGCTCGGCGCCGACGATCTCGATCCCGACCGGGTTCCCGTCCGCCTCCCCGGCGCCGACGGTCGACGGGGTCGACGGCGGGTTCGCGTTCGGAATCTCTCCCGAGTGGTTGACGCCGGTCAGCCAGGAGCGCAGACCCATCAGGCCTCCGCCCAGACATGGATCGTCGGCTTGCTCGGCGGCTGCGACGCCTGGTCGGCCGCGAGGATCACGGCGATCAGCCCCTGGACCTCTTTCGACGGGACGAAGTAGGAACCCGTAGGAGCCTCCTTGACGATCGCGGAAAGTACCTGCTTGCGAAGGACCGGGTCCCCGTCGTGGATCAGCTTGCGGGACGCGATCAGGGCCATGAACGTCGAGGTCGCTTCCATCAGCACCCTCGGCGACTGCGGCTGGTCCTCGAGCGGGAGCCCGCCGTCCGTGATGACCTGCACGCCCCCGAGCCCGTACTGCGGCGCATAGCCGTAGATCACGCGGACGTCGTACCTGTCCGCGAGCCGGCGCAGCGCGAACTCGAGGCCGGGGAAGTCGTACTCGGGCCGCGGCGTCGAGAGGTCGTTGCC